GGTGCCCCAAGTGCCGTCCTCATCACCGGTGGTGATTTCTTTGAGCCGTAAATTGTTTACATAAGTAGCCATTTAATTTCTCCAGTACCTATACTAAGGTAGCCCCGCCAGCAGGGGGTACGCTTGTCGCGTAAATCTTTGTATTCTGACGCAAGTTTAGTGCTTCGCCGCAATCAGAACAAGTGTCAGCGTCTAGTTCAGACTCGTCTAAATCGTGGCCGCAGTTAGCGCATACCACTTCAATTTCATGCTTGGGGACTATGGCGTCGCCCAGTTGTTGTGCTTCGTTTACTGTTCTCATGCCGCTATTTCCGTCCAATTTGCGTTTTGGTTCGGTACTATTTCACCCCAAACCAGTGCGTTGTTAGTAAATCCTGTAGCCTGTACGCCAATGGCGTATACATTTGCGTCGGTTGTCTCGGCGGTCTCGCCTAGTGCTGTGGTGCCCTGTACGCCCGTTACGTTGACGTTTTGCCGCAAGAGGACCGTTACGCTGCCAAGAGTCGATGCAGCTTGTAGGCCGGTTTCCGTAACTATAGCGTCGCCGGTAACTTCTACCGTACCCGCTGTGGCCGTGGCCTCTACACCTACAAGATAAACACCCACGCCTTCTTGGACGTTACCGTTACCTACAGCACCTGTAGCCTCTACGCCGGTTACTGAAACTATGGCAGCGGCGGATACACCTGCTGTACCAATCTCACCCGTGGCTGCGTTGCCTAGAGCTTCTATTGCCCCATCAGCCTCAACTGCGGTGTTGCCTAAAACAGTGGTTCCAGCTACGCCCGTTACATTTACATTGGCGCCTATACCTACGCTTACTGTACCAACTGCGCCTGTAGCAAAAACAGAGGAACTGCTCTGACCCCACGGGTTTTGCCCCCATGCACCAGTGTTCCAGCCGCTAAAATATACGGTTTCGCTGTAAGCGGGGGTTTTCCCATCGTCGCCTAGGGGAACCGTAGATAAGGCGTTAAAACCTAGCATAGTCTACCCTATGGGGCTGTAGGCCACGTTACATTGTAGGGGAACCCCGCCTGAGACGTTACGTCTCTAAGTGCTTGGCGGTAATCTAGCCATACTTGAGGTACCTGTATACCCAAGCCATCTTGTGCGTTTTGGTCAACTGCTTTTACTGTTACCCAGTCTGATTCGGCCAAAAGCCCGTCCCTGCGTACTCGAACAACCATAGCCTCAGCATCCAAGTTATTCTGTATTTCTTCATCAGTTAAAGCCACGACTGTCTTGGATATTAGCCACGCTCCGTTGACCAAAACTGGTTCAGCCGCTTGTTGTATCTTGTGGGTTAGCGGGTCATAGCTAGGGTCCGCCGCTATGGTTACTGGATGTACATCCCATTCTGCTAGTTGTTCTACAGACATGCCATCGGGGAAGGAGGTACTAGGGTTATCTACCCGCAACTGCTCAATAGAATAAGGATAAGAGTCCACTGTGTTGTTTGTTGCTTTTACGTACATTTTTATGCTCCTGTTGGACCCGCTATACCTGCCATATCGTTAGTATATTTACTCTACGCTCAAGTAACAGCCGCCCAGCTCATCATAAGACGCATTCCCCGTGCCGGTCTGGCTAAAGGTCCGGCTAGTGCTGTAATCTTCTTGAATTTCGTAGGCGAACTGAATCCTGATTAGGGTACTAGATCCAACGCTACTAATTTTCCCATCCCAAAACGTACCGCTCATATTTGGGTAATTTGCGCTGTAGTACAAATTACCGCCTAGGATTATGTGCGGAGGTGATTGCTCTGTCGGGGTTATAGTTATAGAGGTGCCGTTGGAACTTCTGCCTGCTTGAGAATCATTAACATAGACATTGCTTAGTGCTGATGACGGCCTAAAGGTATGAAGCTGCAAGGCGCTCCAAGTATGATCCACATTGGCAAGCTGAACTGATCCGGCAGATATATCTGCGGCCGTCATAATTTTATATCTACAATTTATCTCAAAAGTCCCATTATAAAAGAAACATTCAGTCCAACCGGTTGGATTGTATTGCCTGCCAATTGTTCCCGCAAAACTAATGACAAGGTCTCCGACTTGAGTGCCGTTAGGCCAAACAACGAACCTGCTATCGGTGACATTTGACCTAGACGCTATGTACTCAATTTCTAAAGCAGAAGCAGCGTTACCCGCAGCAGCAGTTAAAGCTTGAGCTAACTTAGCCATTAGGCGTAACTACCTGTATATGCACCATACAAAGTGCTAGATATTTTCCAAAAAACCAATGTGTCGTTGGCTGTTAGAGTAGGCGCGACATTGCCCCCGGCAGTTACCCACGTCATAGTAGGAAAAGTTACCGTGTAGCTTGCTCCGGCATCTAACATTAAAATAATAGCGTCGCCAGAACTTAAAGAGTCTGTGAAGGTCGTATTAGCGGCTAAAGTCTTAGTTTGAACCGCACCATTAGTAGCATCAAGAGCAGTGCCTGTCAGGGCGTATACCGTGTCCCGTACTGTTTTATTTGTAAGAGTCTGCGTGTTTATAGACGTAGTAGTGTTGGCGTCATAACCCTGAACAGTTACACCTATATCGGCGTCTACAACAATAGTTGCGTCATAACCCTGAACAGTAACCCCAATGTCCGTATCTACTAGTACGTCTGACCCACCTACGGTAACACCTGCAAACTCTGGAGTATCGGTAGTAGAAACGCCTTGGTCTATATTTGCCGCATTTTGTAAGTCAGAAGCTACTGCGGTAAGAAACACCACCCCTTGGCCTGTAAGGCTTAAGAGGGAGCCTGTGGAGCTTTCAATAAGAGTGCGGCTCAACGTAGTCCCAGAAGCAGTGTAAGTCCCTGTTCCTATCTCAAAATCAGAGCCTTCTTCCAGCACATAGCGGACGACGTTAGTATCCGCTACACCCGCATCAGCAAAGGATTGAAACCCAGTCTCCGCCGCACCCAAGGTCAGCGTGCCCGTCCCCGTAGTGGGGGTAGACATTTTTGCTCTGTTTACTAGCGTTACCATGGAAGGACCTCATTTTAAGCAATACGGATAATCGCGTTGCTCGCATCAGCCGCAGGGAACACAATAGTAAAGTCGCCCGCAGTAGAAGTCTTGTCCGCACCGAAGTCCAGAACCGCAACAGCAGGGTTAGTGCCGCCGTCAGCCAAATAGATCAGCGCGCCACGAGCCGTAATAGTCGCTGTAGACCACGTAGTATCTGCAAAGTCCAAGAACGCTGTGGTGCCGGTAGACGTGGGGTTGGTAGAAATAGTCAGTGTATTTCCGCCCGCCGTGTAGCCTGTGCCCGCAACCTCATTAGTCGCAGAATACGCAGTAGTAGCCGCATCCAACGAAGCTGCTGAAGTAAACAGAGCAATCTTGAATGTTTGTGCTGTGTCGCTGCTGAAGTCGAAAGTGCCGTCAAGCACGCCAACTTTGAACGATGTAACCATAGCTTGTGTGATAGCCATTTCTCTTTCCTCTTAAATTAACGCGGTTCAATCCTGACCTGACCGGAGCGGTACATGTCTTCCCGCATCTTGCCATCGCCTAGGTTCTTTAATAACGCCATAGCGTCGATATACATATTCTGGTACAGAGCCACCATATCCGGCTCGCCCTTGATAAAGCGTATTGCCTCTACCAAAGCACCATTAAGCAATGCAGAGTCAAACTCCTCGCCAAGCCATGTAGTACCGGCAGTAACGATAGACTCGGGGTAGTAGCCGTAATGCAACTCTACTGAGTATCCTACATCTGGTGTTGGCCCTACGATAAATGCTGTATCGTCAAAGACGCCGTAATGCTTGGGTGCGCCAGTATCCGTCGGGCCGGGATACGCTTCTCGTATAAAGTTAACGTCTTTGTTCAGCAGGTAGGTATAGTTCCCATCGCCGTCAATAACCGCCAGAGAGAACGGATACAAGAAGTCCGTAGGGTACACCAAGTACTTATTCCCAGAGGTCAGGTTGCCCGTCTGGTTGCGACGCAAAGCAGGGATTTGAACAGTGTTGTGTATCTTCTGCTCGGCCTGCTGCGTGAACATAGCTAGCTGGTCATCTGTAAACGACTGCTCGCAAATGTCCTCTATGTTTGTCTTAAGCTCGGTGTAATTCACCTGCTACTCCTTAAGCCATCGGGCCTCGGGCCATAGTGCCTTTGGTTGCCGCACCGGTGCCGCGAATCTTAACCCCGCTAGTCTTCATGTCTTTAGGCGGTTGGTTGCAGCAGTCAGCAACAGTGTACTTAACAGGCTCATTCGGATGCTCGATGATCTTCGGAACCTTTACGTTTGATCGTGACTTCATTTTCATTTCTGTCTCCTAGCTCGTAGTTACTGTTACTGTTCCTACGGCGCCTTTGCCTTCCAAATTGTCTGGTGCGAGTCCAAAAGGATCGTTTAGCCCTACTGGGTCCCATCCCCATTGAATATCCCTACTAACTACCAATTCCGCTGAATCTGGTCTGGGGTCCCGTAGCGCCTGTGGGTCTTCAACTGGGAACTCCCCTAGCCTGTTCTGGGGCTGATCTGGGTTCCAACACTCGGGGCATGCCTTGATGTTGGTCCTGTTGCCCTTGATGATTAACTCTTTGAGTTCCCTAAGTTTATACTGAAACCCGCAAACATCACAGATGGCAATCGCTTTTTGCCCAGACGCATACTTGTAGCTCATGCTTACCTCACACTAGCAATGCGGGGCACCAGACTAAGTGTTGCCTTTTCCCTGTCCTCACCTGCCGCTAGCTCAAACTGTCGCTCGTACTCTGTCTGTAGCATGGGTATACGAGGCATTAACTCTGGGTCTTTTTGCGCTATGTAATACGCAAGCCCTGCAACGAGGCAGGGCAGGAAACGGAAGTTAACATCAGCGGTCTGTGCACCGGCTCCCGCGTCTTGTATGCGGCGCATACGCCAGTATTTTAAAACGTAAGTGCTCGACGCATCTGGCACAGGCCATACAGTCACAGAAGGGTTAGCCTGCCCACGGTCTACGTAAAGTTGTATAGGGCGCCCTTCAGAGAGCTTGTTGGGGATGCTAGCGTAGGTAGAGACACTGATTCGGGTAATGTTCAGATCAGACTGAGTAGTGACGTTGCCGTCACCGGTGCGAACCACGTGCTCAAGTAAATCAATAGTGTCGGCGGGCAGGTCGTAAGTGGCTGTTCCATCTACTAAATTTACACTGCCTTCTTCGATGGTCCACATGTTGATGCCACGGTTCTGCCACTCGATAGTCAGCAGGTTCATGGAACGACGAGCAGTGCGCAGGTCATAACCAGAACGCATCTCACGACCGGCACGTTCCCACGCTTCTTCCGCAATCTCGGTGAAGTCCATGTTGAACGCTGTAGTGCCAGAAGTTGCCATTATTTCTTCTTCCTTTTCAACGACTTAACCCGTTTGGGTTTGCCTGCCGGTTGCCCTAAGCGCTTCTTCTGCGCTACGCGGGACTTTTTCTCTGCCGCTGTCATCTCACCAGAGGTCTTGGGTGTTTTACTGGAGACACGCTTGGTTGGTCTACAGTACGGGGTTCCCCGCTTCTCGCCCTCTTTGCGGCCACAGGCTTTGCCTGTACGGACATCTTTCCAGTCCTCTTTAAACCACCGCTTTAGGGCTTTGCCCTTCTCTGTCTTACGAACGGCCACTAGCTTTCTTCTTCCTGCACTTGGCTATCGCACCAGAAGCGTAGGCGGAGGGGAAGACTTTGTAAGATGCCTTAACCTTGCGGTAGCAATCGTCCTTCACCGTGCCGCCTTTCTTAAAGGTAACGGGCTTCATTTTGCCCATACCTCGGCACTTCATCATACCATGCGGCCTTTAGTGTGGCCTTTCATGCAAGCGCCATCACCGCGTGTTACGCCGCCAGCTTTGTAGCCTTTAACCTTGCCGCCCATGGCCATTTTGCCTACGCCGTCAGCCGCGTAGAATGGGACTTTCTTGCCGTCCTTCTCTACCATAGCCAAGCCACCTTTGTTGTATCGCTTACTATTACAACCAGCCATAACAGCCTCCTAAACTATGTTGTTTCTTGCTCTTGCTCTTGCTCGGCACGTAACATTACCCCGCCTTTGATGCTAATTAAGGTGGGCTTGGGTTCGCCCATTTCCTCCTCGTGGAGTCCTTCTAGCAAGTATGCAAACTCTATAACTTCATCTGGTGACCAACGACCCTTGGAGTACTTCAGTATGGAAAGCGCTACGTCTACCATCGAGTACCCTAAGTCGTTCATATCATTACCATTTTACCTTGTCTGCCCAGTAGGCTGCGCTCATCTTGCCCTTGGCAATGTTCTTACCGTGTCGGGACTTAAACGATTTGCGCTTGGCCTTCATCTTGGCGGACTCGCCCTTCTTGGGTTTACCGGCAGTTGATGCGCCTTGCTCACCAAAACGAATGACTTTCTCCTTCCCACCTTCGCAAGCCTTAACTACATGAGACTTCTTAGGGTGAGAGGGAGTCCGCTTAGGCTTGTTACAAGCCATTTTCGCTTTGTCTACTCGGCTAGCCATTAGCTGTAGAACACCGTCATCGCAGTGATATTCGTGAGCGCAGTAATAACCACGTCGTTCTCACAACGAATACCATAGTCTGGGATGTTAATAGAGTGCGAATCTTCTGTGGCAAAGTCGATGTCTAGTACAGTAGCCCCACCAGAGCCGTCAGTAATAGTTAATCGACCCGCACCAACAGCACTAGTAAGCACTTGGACTTGGCGTACACGAGCGGGGCCTACGCCCAAGCTACCGGTACCACCAGCAGCAACCCGTTTGGTTCTAATATCTGAACTAGACATAGGTCTCTCCTCTAGTTAGTAAGGATTAACCTGCTGATATAGTAATAGTACCGGCATTGTTCCACAGAGCACCGACAACTTCGGGGTCTGTTTCGGGAAGAATGATATAGCCTGTTACGTTACCAGTCACATCGCCAGTTACGTCGCCAGTAGTATCACCTTGGAAGCCGTTAGTCGAGATGACTGGGCCTGTAAAAGTGGTGTTAGCCATTTGAGAATCCTCACATGCGAGTTAATTTGGGGTGCATCTGTCTGCATGTCGTCAGCCGGGACTGTCAGATACACCGGATGACCCCGGTATGGTCTTACTATATACCATTTCGGTGGTAAGTCCACAATACTTAAGAAAAAAGACCCGGCAGTTGTGGCTACCGGGCCAAATCTCAAGGGGATAAAGCAGTTTCACAGTATCACTTAAGCCTGTGTTCGTAAATGTTCTTTATCCACCATATGAACATATCTTCGCCTAGCGTGTGTTTCATGGTGTTAACACGGTTAGCCACTAGTTGGGCGTTGCCCCGTACGTAAGGGCCGTTGGGGTTTATGCGATCTATCGAGGCGTTGAAATCTTTCTTTTTTCTATCGCCGTAAGTGCCGTCTCTCTGGTGGGTCATAAGCATACCCGATAAAGCACATTTGCCGTCCTGCATCTCCCACATATCTATAACGTCTTCAGTGGTTAGGTCATACTGAATTCCCTGCTTGACACGCTGAGACTTTAACTGGCCGTTTAGAACTCGGAGGTAGGATTCGGGGGTGGCGGAGGTTTTTCTTGATCTTTGGAGGGTAACGCATTGTTGGCAGACGCCCCGTACAAAGCCCTCTTTGAAGTGCTCGAACTGGGACAGCAGCTTAACTTTGTTGCACGAAGTGCACACTCGGGAGCCTTGCGACTCTTTCTTTACTTTAGTTTGTCTAGGCATGTTACTTTTCTACCCACAAAAGAAAGGGGGCCGAAGCCCCCAATCTTAACACCTTTTTGCTTCTTATGAAGCGCCGGGTGAACCGAAGATGCCCAGTGGGTCAGATACGCCGAAGCTGTATCGCTCACGAGCCTTGTATCGGCTGTTGCCTGTGT